TAATAATTCCTCAGACAACAAATGACTTTAGATTTCCTAAAGGAGACTCGCCAGAAAACTCTTATTATTCTGAGATAAGCGTTTTTCAATATGATGACTTTGTTCAACAAGTTTATGGTATTAAATTAAAAGATGCATATCCAATTTCCATAAACGATCAAGTCTTAAACTGGTCTGACGATAACTTTCACAGACTAAATGTAAATTTTGCTTATCAAAAATACACCTCTATCTACGAAGGTAAATTTGATCGTGATGCAATTATTTCTGCTGCTGTTGGAGGTCTATCTGGTTTTATACCAAATGTAAACAACATTTTACAATTTTAATTAGGAGTTTTTTATGTTACCAAAAATTGATGTGCCTGTATATGAAACAATTTTGCCTTCAAATAATCAGGTTGTTAAGTTTAGACCGTTCTTAGTCAAAGAACAAAAAATATTGATGATGGGTGCTCAGGCAACTGATCCCAAAGAAATCATAGATTCAATCAGACAAATTCTATCGAACTGTATTCTTAGTGAACTTGACGTAGAATCTTTACCTATTTTTGATCTTGAATTTTTATTTTTAAATCTTAGAGCAAGATCAGTAAATGAAGTTGTAGAAATAAAATATAGATGTAACAATGAACTTGATGAAGAAAAAGAAGAAACAAAAAGGTGTACAGGATTCGTTACATTTGATATTAATGTTTTAGATATAAAACCAGAATTTGGAGAAGGACACACATCGGATATCAAACTGTCGGATAAAGTTGGAATAAAATTAAAGTATCCAACGTTTGAAACTATGCGAGACTTGGATACTGAAGGTAAAACAGAAGATGATGTGATGTACGATTTATTGGTAAATTGTATTGATTTCATTTATGATGACAATAATATGTACTATCCAAAAGATACATCAAAAGAAGAAATAGAAGAATTTATTGATAATCTTCAACAAAAAAATCTGGAACAAATCAAAACATTTTTTGCCACAATGCCAAAGGTAAAAAAAGAACTTGATTTTGTGTGTCCAAAATGTGGATTTGAAGATCATATTGTGATAGAAGGTGTACAAAATTTTTTCGAATAACTCTTTCTCATGATAGTTTAGAAAACTATTATAAAACAAATTTTTCATTAATTCATCATCACAAATATAGTTTGACTGAATTAGAAAATATGATACCATGGGAAAGAGAGATTTATGTTTCTCTGTTAGTAGAACATTTAGAAAAAGAAAAACAAAGAATAGAAGCCGAAAAACAAAATAGGAAAAGACAATAATGGCTAAGAAAGAAGAAGAATCAAGACTAGCGCAAATACTTCGTCAAGAATTAAAAGCTGGACGAGGACTTGCTGACGCTTTATCAAACTCTTATAAAGAAAGACAAAGAGAGAGAAATGATTTCAGAAAGTATTTTCCTAAAGGTGGTGTTGCTGGCCTTGCACTTCAATCAATGTTTGGTAAACCTTATCAATATAGAGATAGAAAAACTACTCAACAACAATCAGTCCAAACAAAGACTCAAACTACAAATCTTTCATACACTAAAAAATTAGTATCAAATACAAGTGATATGGCAAGAGACATGCGTATTATGAAAATTAATATGATACGTCTTGTTAGTGGAATGGGTATAAAAGCTTACAATGAAAGAAGTGGAGTAAATAGAGTTCCATCAAAAGTGAATACTAATGTTAAAAGTGGAAATTCTGGACCAGGAAATAGAAGTAACGTTGGAAGTGGAATTCTAGGACAAGCTGTTGGTGGTCTATTTGGTGCTGCATCATTTGCTACCGATGTTGCTGGAGGTATTGTTCGAGGAATAGTTGGCGTTCTTGGAACTGGATTTAAAATTGGAGCAGGAATATTAGGTGGAGTAGCTTCAGTTTTAGGATCAGTTGTTGGTGGTGCTTTAACATTGGGTGGCGGTCTTATTGGTGGAATATTTAGAGGATTAGCTTCAGCAGTTAGTGGAATGGGTTTGATGGGTATTATAGCATTGGCTGGTGCTGGTTTTTTAGCACATAGATTGTCACAATCAATTACTGGAGAACTAAATTTTGATAGTATATCAGATTTACTCACAAAAAAATTAAAAGAATTTTTTGGAATGAAAGAGGGCGAATCTTTCAAAGATAAAATTTATGGTGTATTGGGAAAAGTGGATGAAAAGACTGGTTTAAACACGACTGGTATGTTTGAAAGTGTAGAAAGAGGATTCGCTAAATTTCTTGCTTTTTCATCATCAATGATTGAATCAATTGTTCAACTTGTCTCAAAAACTAGTGAATTGGCGATGACTGAAATAAAAGCAGCAGTTTTAAGATATGGTACAGTGATTGCAAAAACCATGATAGGAATTGCTGGGGCAATTGGTGGAGTAAAATTAGCTTCTTCTTTACTTCCTCTTTTAGGAACGGCAATTGGAACAGGTAATCCTATTGCTGGTATTGCAGCTGGAGCAGGAGCACTATTCATCGGTGGATATGCTTACGATTCATATAAAGATTTACAACAACGAGTAAAAGATTTTCTAACAACATCAGTTATGCCAGATACCATTGACGGCAAACCAAATGAAAAGAAAATTTTGATGAACAAGTTGATGAGTGAACAATTTAGAACGCAACTTAATGATATAGAATTACTTAAAAAAGATGCCGCTGGTGGATTGGATCCAATTACGAATCAACCTACAACACCAGCTGCACAAAAAATGGCTGAGCGAAAAATTGAAGAAATTAAAAATGATAAAAATGGAATGTATTATCAAGTCGTTGAAGGATTCAAAAAACTTTATGGAATAGATGTAACTAGTCCAAATTTTGATCCTTCAAAATTAGTTTTAGATGATTTAGACAAACAATCATCAATTTTAAAAAGAGATATAGGTATTATTTCGGGATCAATGTTTGATCAAGCAAAAACTGCTGGTCAATTTGAAAGTAATAAAATTGAGAGTGAACAAGAAAGAAGAAGGGGTGCAACAAGAATAAGTGGAGAAACTTCTGGAGAAACTTCTGTAAGTCAAATGGAAAGATTAAGAGCATTGATAGCTAGAGGAGAATCTAGTGGTGATTATGATATAATCAATAAAAAAGAAGGTGGCAAATACAAAGCCTATAAACAATGGAAAACAGGAGCTGGCACATTATTAAGTGAATCTTCTTTAAATGAAGTATTGAGAGATTTGTATTCCGAAAGAATACATGCTGCTGGAAAATATCAATTTATAGGATCAACTTTAAGTCGAGCTATGAAAGTTGCTGGTATTCCAGGAACGGCAATTTTTAATAAAGAAACGCAAGATAAACTAGCTGACGCTTGGATTAAAGAGACTATAAAAGATGCAAAAACTCCAGAAGAAAAACAAAAAGCATTAGCTAAACAATGGGCTGCTTTAGAGTATGAAGGTGGTAAGTCATACTATGAAGGAAAACACAATAGAGCATCAGTATGGGCAAATGAAATTCAAGATGTTTTCAGAGATTCTACAAATGCTCCTAAATTGGCAAGTGTTGAACCAAAAGCTAAAGACATTATTCCACCACAGGGAAAAGATTTTACTGAAATTTTTATGGAAGAGTTTGACAAAGCATTTGGAACAAACTTCTCTATTGAGAATCAGAAAATGACCGAAGCACAAAAACAGACAGCGTATCTCGCATCAATAGATAAAAAATTAACCAATCAAGGAAGTAGTGATCTTAGATCCGATGATCCAAATGCTAAATATGTTCCTTACTTTAGTAGATCGAGTTAATAAAAATCCCCGCCGAAGCGGGGATCCAAGACTTAAAGATAAGGAGGTTTTTAGTCTTGTGCTGCTAACGATTTGAAATAATCCAAATCATCATCTTCGTCTAGCGACGGAGATTTCTTCTTCATGACAACTTCAACATCATCGTCCAAATCTGAAGATAGAGTTGTCATTGCAGGTGTAATATGTTCTGCTCTAGTTCTTGGAGCAGGACTACCACCATCAAATCCCAACACTTTGTCAAGTTTTGCTTTAAGCACATCATAAGATTTAAAGTGTTTAGGATCGATCAAATCTTTCAGAGAGAATGATTTCTTCCAAATAGATTCAATCTTTGCGTCATCGCCATCAAACAATGCTGATGGAGATTCAAACTCTGACTTGTCATAGTTACGATAACCTTCTACATTACGAATCTTCAGTTTAAAGTTTGCACCTTCCCAGAAGTCGAATGGATTAACTGCTTTCTCATCCTCGAATTGTGGATTCATTGCTTCGTTAATCTTATCAAAGATTTTCTTACCAAACTTGTACAGTTTGATTTGTCCTTCATTTTCTGGATTCTTTGGATCAGAAATGATAAGAACGTTTGCGATATAAACAAGTCTACGCTTTTGTTTACGTGCAATCTCTTTGTTTGCTTCGATACCAGAATTCCAAAGTGTAGAGTTGTACTCTGAAACTGGATCTTTTTGACCAAGTGTAGTCAGTGAGTTCTCAATATACCAACCACCTGGTCCTTGAAATCCGTGATTGAATAATTTAACCCATGGAAGTCCGTCATCACCATCAACTGCTGGTGCATCAAGAAAACGAATGATAGCCATTCCGTTACCTGCTTTATCTACTT